CATGGATGGATTTAGACGAGCAGACCTTGTCAGAATCATTGATTCATCATGTGGAAAAGAGGATTGAGTTTGCCTTAGTTGGCCGCCGATATCCTACTTTGTGGATGGATCTTTTGAAAGATGAACGAAGACCAATTGAGAAAGTAGATCAAGGGAAAACCCGCGTGTTTTCAGGATCACCCCTGGACTTTACAGTGGCTTGCAGAATGTACTTCGGTGCGTTCGTTGCATCCCAAGCAGAAAGCAGGATTGAGAATGAAAGCCTAGTAGGGACCAATTGCTATGCTTTTGATTGGCATTTAGTTGCTAAAAGATTGAAAGCTCACGGTGACAACATCATCGCCGGAGACTATTCGAACTGGGATGGAAGCGTATCCGCACAACTTTTGTTTGCGGCACTCGATGTGATAAACGAGTGGTATGGAAATGATTTAGAAGGGAACAAAATAAGACGTGTTCTCATGATGGATATTGCATTTTCAACTCATGTGATTGGTGATAGTGTCTACATGTGGACTCATTCGATGCCTTCGGGTGTCTATTTGACGGCCACTGTGAATACTATCATCGGACAGATGTTGTTGAGACTCTTTTTCCTTAGGGCAGTGCCGAAGCATTTGGCAAACATGAGTGAATTTGAGAGGAACGTGAAGATCGAAATTTATGGCGACGATAATGTCATTGGTGTAAGTAAATACATCAAACAGTGGTTTAACCAACAAACAATCACTGAAGCAGCAGCAAGTATGGGTATGACCTATACCGATGAGCAAAAGACTGGAAATGAAGTTCCACCAACGCGCTCCTTGACTGAGGTGACCCTGCTCAAGCGACACTTTGAATTTTCGGATTCAGAGGGCCGCTGGGTAGGACCACTTCAGCTGAGGACCGTACTTGACGTACCGAACTGGTATCGGAATGACAACCCCCAAGAGGTTGTATTGCCTTTAATAGTAGAATGTACGTTGAGAGAGTTGGCGTTACACCCAAAGAAGGTTTTCCTCGAAAATCGGAAGAAGATCGAAGATGCTCTTGTTGAAGCCCACATGAAAGTGCCGGCTATGCCAGATTATGATTCTCTCAGATACTCTATGTTGAATGGTTACAGAACCATCACAGGAGGTTTTGTCTAAAGTTTTATTTTGAGTATGAATGTTCCGTTTACTAGCAAGAAAATTCAAACTAAAGCCGACCTGAGCAAGTCGTAAAACTGCTCAGCCCATCCTGAGTACGATGTAAAACTTCTCATCTCGCGTGTGAATGTACCTTTTATATGATGAACTGTTATGTATAATTGATTAGTATGAATCTCACCCAGCTTTGCTGAGTCGCAGGATCTTAGATCCTATTGTAGGAAGTGTGGCGACTATAAATATGTAGGCTTTTCTACCAGTTCCGTCTCTATAACAGATTAATACCCTTTTATAATTTGACGTTAAATGAAAGTATTGCTCCAACAACAGTACCTAAAGAGGCTTCGGAAACCTCAACCCAATTATTAGATCAAGTACAGAGTCTTTCTGAAGAAATTTCTGTAGCAACATTTGAAGAGATTGAGACCCCTATTAAAGAAGTGGCCCCCGTTGATGCATATACTGAATCAGCTGATGATTTGTCATCTCTGAAAAGATTTTTGGCAAAACCACGATTCATGGGAAATCACTTTCTCAGAGCTCTCATTCGCTATTATGGAACTATAGTTTCAGATTTTTCAGAATACTTTAAGATTTTTGCTATAACTACCAAAGTTTTGAATTATACAGGAATTAGATTCACAATGTGTGCTAAAGTAGTTTTCAGTGTGACACCATTTGATTCAGGTCAAGTGGTCTTGAGTTATCTCCCCCCTTACTATTATTTGAGAAATGATAGTATCATAGTATAGAATGCTTCAGACATGTTCCTTCTTCAGAGGCGG